TTCTTTAATATCATATTGAAAATATTGAATGTTAACCTGGTAATTATTAGGTAAGGGTAATTCAACCTGGAATATACCCTGCATATACTTAGCATCTTCTTTAAATGGATAAATACAATCTATATATTCTGTCTCACCATCATCAGGGCAAGTAACTTTTAACTTAAGTTCTTCACTAATTGATCTTGCACGTATCTGTAAAAACAAATACTCAATATCAAATAAAGCAAGATCATCTATCTTAAGTCTAGTGATGATACAGTTTTTTAAAATATTTTTTATGGCATCTAGGATTTGTACCTCATCCTGTGATTCCATTGCAATAATTAATATCTTCTGCTCTTTAACAAGGAAGGGACGGTATTTAATTTTCTTTTTTGTAGAAGGCACCACCAACTCATACGTTGGTGTAACAATATCAGGTAATGGCATAATTAGGGTTTAAATACAAAATGTTGATATTCATAGTAGAATGCAACTTGGCACTTGACAGCTTGTGCAGGTCCTGCTGAATAAGGAACTGTGTTAAAAGAATACGGATATGCTGCTCCAAGTCTTACCTTGAATGCTTTATCATATTCTTCTGGTCTTACAGATTTAGGTTGCTCACCTTCCTCTACTTCTTCGTTCTTTGGCAATACACCAAACTTTTCAAGTTTGGTGATGGTGAGATCACAGGTATAATCATTATAATATCTCTGAGCATATGCCAAGTGTTCTTGTTTATCAGCATATGTATCAGGGTTATATAGACCAGGATTATTTGCCATCTTTGTTGGTTGTAAACCCATAATCATATCTTGCCATAATTTGAAGAATGATATAGGTGATGAACCAAGATCACATATAAAAGATACATCAAGTTCGTTATACATTCTACCAGCTGCTACCTTCTGTGTCAACCCCTTCTTAGCCATTCTGAAGTCATGACTTGAGACAGTGCTGCCAGGAATCTGAATGTCTTGACACAATAAGTTCATCCTATACATACCTGCATCCAACTGACTACCAGCGTTGCTATACCAAGGATAAGCTTTACCGTTATCTGCCCAAAAGTCTACCATGACCTGTGTAGGTTGTAGAGCAAACTCAAATAGATTGGAAGCAGATATACCTTTCCCGACTATTTGTGAGATATAATTATCGACTGTTATTTTAGGTGATCCCATAAATACTCATTATGAGTGATATATTTATTTAGTATGGCATACAAGGGAAAATACAGAGTAAGGAACTATCGCAAGTATAAAGGTGATCCCACAGGAGTAATATACCGTTCATTGTGGGAAAAGAAGTTCATGGACTACTGTGATTCCAATAGAAATGTCATTGAATGGTCAAGTGAAGAGCATATCATTCCATATAAAGATCCCGTACAAAAAAAATGGAGAAGATACTTTCCTGATTTTTACATGAAAGTAAGAGAAGCAAACGGGAAGATACAAGCATACCTAGTTGAGGTTAAACCAAAAAAACAGGTCGATGAACCCAAACCTCAAAAACGACACACCAAAAAGTATATCTCGGAGGTTATGACCTATGCCACCAACAGAGCAAAATGGGATGCAGCAGAAGAGTTCTGTAGAGACAGACTCTGGAAATTCAAAATCATCACAGAGCGAGAGCTCAAAGTTTGATACATGGATGCAAGAATTAAAAGGTAAGAGTATAGCTAGACCTACATTAAGAAACACCGTCATGGAAATGTTACTTGACGATGCAACAGACAACCCCGAAGTTAATAAGTGGTATTACTTTGAATATGATCCTAAATTTAAAGATCAGTTGGGAGAATGGGATGAGTTTCCACTAATAAAACTATTAGAAAAGAAGAACGATACATACCTTGGAGCGAATCTACATTACCTTAATGGAAAAGCTAGGTTATCCGCTATAAATAAAGATAAATATCCTAACTCAACTCTACATTATTATATTCCAAAGAATGCTGACAGTATTTTCTTTGAAGTTGGAGAGCAAGATATCCAACTATTGAGTCAGTTACCCCTCGATAAATTTCATCGTAAACGCAAATAATGGCAATGAACACCCCATATGCTAGTGATTCTGCTCCACAGAATTACAGCTATCCTAAGGGAATAGCATCGGTTCCCTTTGCTTCTTTCATGCGTATTAATAAGTATTCCTACGATGACGGTATGGCAGCGGTTGGTAAGGCACAGAATGATGTGTTGGGATCGGTGCAAAATAGTGGATTGGTGAAGAACGTAACTGAGGGACTAGCAGATTCAGCACAATGGCTTTACGGGGATAAGACTGGTGGAAATAATTATTTGGCGATGGAAGAGAAAGAAATGTTGGCAAAGTTCAAAGAGAACACGGAAAATATTCATAAACCAAACAATTCTGGAGCAAGAAACTGGGAAGATAATAGAACCAAAGAAGATTTATTAAACGAAGAGTTTGAGGTAGATAATGGATGGGGAACAGAACCTTCAAAAACTACATTAAATGAACTATTAGAAGAGAAAAAAGCTGCAAAGAATTTTCATGATCAAGGTTATGAGAAAGACTATTGTAATTTAGCAATGCCAAATGAATTTCAGTATGACTATGGTGCAAACTGGAACAATACATTTAAGTTAGGTACTATGGCATTAGCTGCTGATGATCCTGCAAGAGCAGCATTGTTATTAGGAGCTGGTGGTCTGGTTGGTGGACTATCAAACCTAGGTGCAGATGCTTTAGGAAAAAATAATCAGATGGCGGCTGTTCTAACTGAAGGTGCAAAAGATGGTGTATCAAAAGCAGCGAATCCATTTGGAGTAAATAGTGATATATTAGATCCAACTAATGTTGTTGGTTTGGCAGGTTTAGCACCAAATGAAAATGCTATTCAGTTCTTCAAGAAAATGGAGTTCAGAAAATTTGAACTTAACTTTGAATTTGCAGCAAGAAGTGATAAAGAATCCAAAGAGATACAAGAAATTATCACTTGGTTCAAACATGGCATGCATCCAGTATCCAAAAATGCTGATGGTGGTGGTTCTGGTGTATTACTAGGTTTTCCAGATGTTTGGACTCTTGAACCCAGATTTGTACCTGGTAATGCAGTAAATGAAGCATATGTTGCAGGTACTGATAAACCACATCCTATGATGCCAGCAACAAAATTATGTGCATTAACTGGTATGACCATAAACACTACACCAGTGGGTCAGTTCAATACAGTATTTGATGGTACTATACCTTTAGTTACTATCAGACTTGCATTTAACGAACTAACTGCACTAACCAGATCAGATTTCATGACAAACAAGCACTTATAATCATGCTATTCAAGTCCTTACCAGATCTATACTACAATGTCCAGACATCTCCTGTTGATGTTAAACTTTTAGCAGCTAAAAATATCTGGAGAAGATCTGAAATTGTAGCAGAATTTAAAAATTCTATCACTATCTTTGATGAGTTAATAGTGAACAATGGAGAGAAACCAGAAACTATCGCTAATAGAGTCTATAAAAATCCTTTCTATGCATGGACTATATTTGTTGCAAATGACATTGTAAATTATTATGAGCAGTGGCCACGATCATCAAGACAATTAGCAGAGTATGTAGAATCTAAGTACGATAACCCACAGGCAACTAAGCATTACGTAACTACAGAAGTTAAACAAGGTAGAGATATTATTGTACCTGCAGGTAAAATAGTACCACAAAACTATTCTGTAAGTTATTACAATGGTACTACTACTGTTACTGCTAATCCAACAGTTTCAATAACAAACTATCAATATGAAGAAGCATTGAATTCAGAGAAAGAAAAGATAACAGTTATAAGACCTGGTATTATTGAACAGTTTATTGAAGTATATAAACGAAGAGTATTAGAAGGCGGTGTAGTTACAGTAGCAAGTAGTGCTTATAATATAAAGATGTGAAACTAAAATTGCCCAAGAAAAAATTATTTGACGCTGCACTTAAAATGAATAGGTGGCCAGTGAATTGGTTTGACCCGAAAAAAGATAAAGAGAAAGAAAGAAAAGATAGGATAGCAAAATTATACCCACAAAAAAAGACCCCCTAAGGGGTCTTTTAGTTTATATGTAACTAATCTTCTTGTGCTAGTTTAGCGAAGTAAGATAGTGTGTCATCTTCCGTAGATGCAGCTGCAGTTCGGTGTTGACCACCTTGAACTACACCGTCTTTAACGTTTAAAGGTTCTGGAGTTAGTTCCTCCTCAAACTGTTCTTCCTCTACTTTAGCAGAGTAATTACCTTTGAGAGTTCTCTCCAAACGTTCTTTAAGTTCGTCATAAGACTTGAACTGATCGTCAGCAGTAAATGCAGCGAGACTGTGTTCTTGCTTCCAAATACCTTCAAGTTCCTTGTCATCAAGGTCTCCAAGTACAGAAGGAGCATCAAACTCAGATTTGTCGTAGTTCCAGAAACCTGCAACCTTAGTGATCTTAAGTTTGAAGTCAGCACCCTTCCATAGATCGAATGGGTTTACTGGTGTTTCATCCTCAAATGCAGGTTGCATTGATTCCATGACCTTATCAAAGATCTTCTTACCATAACGGTAAAGGAACACTTTGCCTTCATTAGAAGGGTTTGCACTATCCTTGACAACATATATGTTGCTGTAATAGTTTAACTTACGTTTCTGGTTACGTGCTTGTGATCTCTGTGGAGAACCTTCGCCACCAGAATTCCAGAGTTCCCTGTTCAAGTCAGAAACAGGATCCTTTTCGCCTGTTGTGGTTAAAGAGTTTTCAATATACCATCCACCTGGTCCTTGAAATGCATGTGAATAAACCTTTACCCAAGGGAGTTCTTCTCCTTCAGGTGCTGGTAGAAAGCGTATGATCGCTGAACCTACACTGGACTTATCTAATTCTGCTTTCCAGAATCTTTCATCTGCTCCACCAGAAGATGAATTCATCTTCTCTACTTCTTTTACCAGTCTATCGGTAAGAGAACCCAGTTTGGATTGCTTTTTCAGTTTGTCAAAAGACATTTAGATTACCTCGTATTTGTTGAGATTTGGCTTGTGTGTATCCAGTATACTTGAGTCACCTTGCAGTGTCAAGTACTAAATCCTTTAAGGATTTTTTTGTATGTGAATACATCTATATTTAGGAAGGGAGAATACTTTTTCATTCTAGTAGACGTCACCTTCCATACAGGATCATCTAGTTTCTTATCAAAATTATTTTTATATCCTAGTATCCTGTCTAAGATTAACATAGTCTCTAAAGATATATTACCTTGAAGATGTTTCTTTAAAAGTTGAGGGTGTCTGCCTCCCTCTATACTAAACAGTTTATCAAAATTATCACCTGACATATTAGACTCCACTTCCCCTTTAAAGATATAG